CTTAAACTTCTTAACAAAAGTCTTAGACGGCTCGTCGAGCAAATTCTCGCGAAAATAAGCAGTAACAGTGCCTGCCGATTTTTGAAAGCGCGCGGAAGGAAATTGAAACCGGCCGGCGCGCATGTCGCCGAATGGATTCAGTTGGTGGGACTCCTTCACCGTGACAGGCTCTGTGGGCCCGCCATCAAGTGTCGTCGGAACAGTACGACCCAGAGCAGCACGGCCACGTGATTGTGCCGCATTGTCTCGAGTGACAAGGGTGCGAGGCTTTCTAAATTGAGCCTTTGTCGCTTCCCACACTTCAATCGAGCCAATTGCAAAGTTCACAAACTCATTGTAATTCATGGGCTCTCCGATTTTTTCAACTTTCTGCGTTGGCGAAACGGGTACATTAAGCTGAAACGAGAGATTCTTGTAATAATCACTCGCGTCAGGTGGTCCAGTCCGAGTCACTTCAACAAGCAAGTTGCGCCTATTCTGGAGCGCACCATGGTTGTTGACTTCCGATGGAGTCGGATAAACTGTATTGCTCGTGACAATAAACAGTTTTGAATTGAATGGAAGACCTTTTCGCTCAAGAGAGGCCTGGGGCGTAATGAATGTTGTTGGTGATACTAAACGCGTAAACTGGAGAGCCGATGAATCTGAAGTTGATGAACTGTTCTCCATGAAACCATCATCAAGATATGCAATGTCTTGTTGATTGTAATTGTCGAAAAAGCCCAATGAAGGATTCCACGACCATTTGAGATTCCACTTATTGTACTTAATAATGGTCATTGCAGGATTGGTGATATCTTCAATGAATTGATCTGCAAGCATTGATTTTCCAACGCCTGATGCGCCGTGAAACCAAATGACAAATGGTGTGAATCGTGAGTGAAGTCCATCAGCCGTGACTTTTGTTTGCGCGAGAAAAGCGCGATATTTTGCAATGCTTGACGCCACTAAGCCAGCAGCATTTCGCGACAACATAAGGTCATCGTGAAACGCCGCCGTCTCAAGGGTGTTGCACTGACGCAACAAGAC